GCGCTAGGAGGCGCTGATTATATGACAACACACTTTTCAAACGGAGTAACAAACGTAAGAGGAAAAGATGGAGATACTTCTTTATTTAGTGGTATCAAACAACCTTTAATCACAGGTGCAACTACACCAGCAGAATGGGCGTACCAAGATGATTTCATAACATACAACGACGAAGATTGGACTGAAATTAAAACTGGTTCGGCTTATATCTTAGCTCAATATCCTCAAGGATGGTTGAGAATTGGAGATGCTAACCCAGCAGCTGGCGAGATTAATGGTATACAATCTCCAGAAGTATTTCAGATTAATACTGGTAAGAAATGGTATTTCGAAACTTCAATCGCGGTTACTGATGTTACAGAACTTAACACTTTTGTTGGTTTTGCATCTAACGCTTATGTTGATCCTGTAGCTTTACCAGATGATGGTATTGGATTCTCTCATTTAGAAGATACAACTTCAATTCAATTTGTATCTAGAAAAAATGGAGCAGGAACATCTTTAACTTTACCAACTACAGCAACTGCAGGATATGCAACTGAAACAGCTTATGAATTAAGCGATTCAACTGTAGCAACACAATCTGCAACTGTTTTTGGAATGCCGGATAACAATGTTAGATTGGGATTCTTATTCCAACCAGCAGGTACTGAATTAGCTCAAACAGCTGACCAGTATAAAATTTTCCTAGATGGTAGTTGTGTCGGAACACAAGCAGCAACAACTGTTCCTGACGATTTACTTATGGAAATCAAAGCATTTTCTGAAAGTAAAGGAACTACAGCCAACGATCTTTACGTTGACTACGTTCAAACTATACAACAAAGATAATAATATTAATCTGGGCTCCTTCGGGAGCCTGGGTTTAATAGGAGATAATAAATGCCAAATGTAACAAGTATAAAGTCACAACGATTTACTTTTGTAACTGACACTGATGCAATATCAGTTTCTGGCACTGCAACAACTTTAGTATTACTAGATAGTGGTCCGTGGGCAAATGCTCAACAGGTTACTTTAACTTCTAGTGCTAATAACACAGGTATTACTTTTACGGTAGTTGGAACAGATGCTAATGGAGATGCACAAACAAGTGCCGCAACTACGGGACCAGGAGCAGGTTTAACAGTAACTGTAGCTGGAACATGGAAAAGCGTCACAAGTATTACAGCAAGTGGATCTATTACAACTGATATTTCAGCAGGTATAAAAGGTGGTGCCACAAGCGGAACTTTTTATGCTGGAAGAACTAGAATTAGAGGAATGACTGGTGTAGGTGCTGGAGCTGGAATTATGTATTTTAAAAATACTTCTACTAGCGGACTTACTCAATTAACATTAGATATGAAAGCTGATACTATCGATCCATTTATTCCAGATAATGGAGTTATGTTTTCTGATGGAGCATACTTTCAAATAACAGGAACTAGTCCAACAGGATTGACAGTATTCTACGACGGATAGGAGATTAAATGGCAATTTCAACAACGGCCACTTTTGAATCTACCTTTTCAATTGACGAAGTCATCGAAGATGCTTACGAGAGATGCGGACAACAAAACGTTACCGGTTATCAATTAAAAGCAGCTAGACGATCTTTAAATATTCTATTTCAAGAATGGGGAAATAGAGGAATTCATTATTGGGAAGTAGGAAACACTAACTTAGACCTTGTGGAAGGACAAGCTGAGTATATCTTTTATAGATCAGCTGATGATGGTACAAGTGCTACTACTTCTCCAACTAATGGTCTTTATGGTTTCTCAGATATAACTGAAGCTAGTTATAGACAAAATTATTCAACACCAACTGCTTCTACAGATCAATCAGATTTACCATTAACAAAAGTTGATCGTTCCACGTATGCAGCATTTTCAAATAAAGCTGTTAAAGGAACTCCAAGTCAATTCTGGGTTCAAAGATTCATAGACAAAACTACAGTTACTATTTATCCAACACCAGATTCAACAGCAGCTTCAAATTATATAAATTTATATTATGTTAGTAGAGTTAAAGATGCAGGAGCTTATACTAATGTTGGTGATATACCATATAGATTTGTACCAGCAATGGTTGCAGGTCTAGCTTTTTATCTTGCACAAAAATGGGCGTTAGATAGAGTACAACAATTAAAATTATTTTATGAAGATGAACTTGCCAGAGCATTACAAGAAGATGGTTCACCTTCTAGTACTTATATTTCACCTAAAACTTATTACCCGGGGGCATAATGGCATCAGGAATTATTAAAAAAATAATAAAACAAGTACCTAAAGTAGTTAAAAAAGCTAAACCTAAAAAAATTATTAAAAGTAAACGTAAAAAATTATTTGAGTTAGAAGTTAAAAAAGGACCTGGTAGCAAAGACAGGTGGCAAAAACTTGATCCAAAAAGTCCTTATATACATGTTGATGACTTAGGCGCTCGTCCGCTTCATAGAGGTACTGGTCCTTCTGGAACAGAAAAGAAAAAATTAAAAGAAGCTGGTGAAAGAATTTCTAAATGGTATAGAAAAAAAGAAGGAAAAGGCCCTGTTAGAGTACAAGAAAAATTACCTGGTATGAGACACGGTGGTTTAATTAGAGGTTTTCCTAAAATTGCTATGAAAGGTTGGAAGTAATGGGAAAGTTTGCTAACGGTAAATACGCACAATTCATTTCAGATAGATCTGGTATGGCTTTTCCATATTTAGAAATGGTTAGGGAATGGACAGGTGCAAGAGTTCATGTTTCAGAATATGAACCTAAACAACCACAAGTCGACCCAAGACCACATGGTGCAGATGCACAAGCTCTACCAAATGCAAGACCAAGAAGTCCTGCGGTACCAACTGCAAGTCCATTAGACAATGTTCCATTTGTTACAGACGGAACTACAACTTTAAAAGTTTATCAACAAAATAATGAAAGACAAACAGGTGATGCTGTAAGATTTACACAAGTTAAAGAAGCCGTGGGCGGTGTTCCAATTACAGCTTTAGAATTAGACACTACTTTAAATGGAGCGGTTAATGCAACAGCGACTACAATTACTTTAACAGACGCAACATACTTTCCAACTTCAGGATATTTTGTAATTCAATCTGTTAATGCTGATACAGGATTATATGATAGTGAAACTATTAAATACACAGGTAAAGCAGGAAATGATTTAACAGGATGTACAAGAGGCACAGCTTCTCCAACTAGAGGAAGTACACCTTCTTCTACAACAGCAGTAGCTCATTCTTCTGGTGACAAAGTTTTTGGATCGTATATAATAACACGAGTTACTGAAACTGTTCCATATCCCGGAGAACCATCAACTAGAACTGTAAGTAATTATTTTACTTTAACTTTAGTTAATGCGGCAACTTCAACAACTAAAGGAGGCGGAGCATTTGTTTTTGGTGGACCACCAAATCAAACTAATCAGTATCCGAGATAATTATGGCATATACTATAGACAATTTAAGAGCTGATATTAGAAATCATACTGAGGTTAGTAGCACAGTATTAACAGATTCTATCTTAGATGGATTAATTGTAAATGCAGAAAACAAAATATATAGATCTGCAGACAATGATGACAACAGATTTTATGATACTTCAAACTTAGTTATTGGAAATAGATATATGAATATTCCAGCTGATTTAAGAATTATTAGATATGTTCAGCTAAAAGACACTACTGTGACGCCAAACGTTCAAATTTTTTTAGAAAAAAAAGACCCATCTTATATGGCTTCTTATTATGATACTCCTAGCACTCAATCAGGAATTCCTAAATATTATGCTAATTGGGACGCTAATTATTGGGTTGTCGCACCTACTCCCAATGCTGCTTATGAGATTACTATGGCTTATGTTAAACAGCCAGAAAGCTTAACTACGGTTTCACCAAGTTCTACTGGAACATATTTATCAAATAAATATCAAGATTTGCTTTTATATGGTTCTCTGATAAATACATATGGGTACTTGAAAGGACCAGCAGATATGGTACAATACTACCAGCAGCAATTTAATGATGCTTTACAAACGTATGCGATCGAACAACAAGGTCGAAGACGTAGGGACGAATACCAAGATGGAGTTATTCGTACACCTCTTCAATCACCGAGTCCATCAGATTATTAAGGAGATAAATAAATATGGCAAATGTAATACCTTACTCTTTTAGAGGTGCTTTATTTTCAGGCAATCACGATTTTGCTTCTGGAGGAAACACTTTTAAATTAGCTTTGTATACAGCTGGATCTGGTGCACCGTATTCTACTGCTTCAACAGTTTACACTTCAGGAACT